CAGTTAAGTAATGGTTTACTCTGTAACCTTCAGGAACCATTCCCATATTTAACACAGCATTGATATCATTCTTAGCGAATGCACCAGCAGTTGATAAAGGAGATTTTAATACTCTCTCAGCAGTAAATTGTAATTCTTTTGGAATAATCAATTTTCTACCTTGAAGAGCTATTTTTAATCCTCTTTCATCTACAAAAGCAGCAATATCAATTAATGCTTGTTCTAATGATGTTTCTGACAAATCAGCTGGAGTAGCAAGTTCATTGCTAAAAGTTCCGCCGTTTGCTAGTGGGTGATCAGTAGCACAAAGCTCTTTTCCATCTCCACCTACATAATTAGAATCAAATGCGTTATTTAATACATTTGCTCCTATTGTTTGTTTAGTTGTTGACATTGAACGAGCTAAAGCTCTAGTGTATCTAGAAGCTAATCTATCATACAAGTTATCTTCAATAGCTTCCTCAGTTATAGCAAATGCCAAAGCAATTGTTTGATGAGTGTATCTTGAAGTGTAGGCTTCAGAAGCTTGGTCGAATTGTACTCCTGCGCCTTCTTGTTTGATAGCTGCACTGCCGAAACCTGATAACATTACTTCTTCCTCAAACGCTCTGTCTGAAGTTTCAGTTGTAAAGATTTCTGCATGTTCGTTGTCGTATCTATTATATTCCAGGCCGAATAGGGCATTCAATCCTGGCTCTAGTTCTTTTACTAGTTGTGATCGTGATATAGCCATAGTTTATATTCTCCTATTATAGTCCGGCTGTACCCGCTTTATAAAAATGGTTATTAATTCTAACCAAGATATTAGCGTTTGATACAGTTACGTCACTGTTAGTTACGTCACCCGATACATCAATTGCTTGAACTAAATATGTAGAAGTCACACCTGACTCCGCTATATCTAATTGAACAAGGGATATACCTGTTGCAGTACTACCACTGGCGTTGTTGATTTGAAAGTTTTTAAAGATATCAGCAACTGCAAATACACCATTAGCATTCACTTCGAATACTGTATCTGGAGCATCAATTACGAAAGCAACTATGTCGCTCGCAACTGTTGAACCAGGTAAATAATTCTTGAATGTTGGTTTTTGCGTTGTTGGATCTGTATAAAAACAGCCATTAAAAACACCCACAGCAGCTGTAGAAGTGTTAGCAATTGCTCTTCCAATATTACCAGAAGCGAATGGTATAACCACATCACCTTGATAAATTGAAGTAGAATTATTGTTTGCTACTCTATATCTGTTTTGGGCATTAATGAATGGACTTCCATTAAGTTGTCGACTTGGTCTAAGACCAAATCTTTCTGTTGTGTTTGCCATTTATTTATACTCCGTTTGTTTTTAATTTAATTTACAGTAGTTGACTTTTGCCAAACAATTATGACTTACGTCCACCACCAAAAGTTACACGGGACTGTCTATCAATATTGATAGGCATTCCAGGTCGTTGTTCCTTCATTAAATCAGCATCAATCGCTTTTATTCTATCCTGAGTAATTTTTCTAAAATACTCGGAACGACTTTTGACAATTTCTTCAGGTATCCTTGCCAACACAAGGCCGCCAACCCCGATTAACCCAGCATATTTTCCCTCATCGATTACTGGGTAGTCATGATCGCCTGTAGAATTTTTAATTTCTTCAGCTCTCACAAATTCCCAACCTTCTCTGAGTTTTTTAGATACGTTTGCCGTATCCTGAAAACCCTGCGATTCTGTTCTAATCCATCTGTGAACAAAACCCGCCGGTGCTTTAGGTGCATCCAGACTTGACGGTGGAGTCCAAGGCTTCTTACGAAGATCCTTATTTCTTACTTCTGACTCGCGTGAAGTTCTATTTTTTATTTTATCGCTCATTATACCTCCTTCACGTATTTAGCGTACTCTTCTAGTGGCACCCCTAATTTTTTGGCAATAGCCACCTGTGATTTGGTGAGTTTCACGGTTCTGCGTCCTGATTGTTTTCTTCCAGCAGAAGCAACAGTTTGGACGGGTTTCCTGTTCTCCTCTGTAACCTCAGATTCCTGAGATTTAGTAAACTTATGAGGATATAAATCCTGCATTCGTTTATCTACTTCATTATAGTACTCATCACTCTCTGCGTCAAACCCCTGACTTACCAAGTCTTCATGAAGCATAAATGCTGAGTTTGTCATGTATTTATCATTACCAAACCACTCATTTTTTACAGCCCATGACTTAGCTTTTGTACTTGGAATGATTGGTTGTTGCGGTGCTTGTTGCACAGGCTTAACTTTTTGTTGTTCATCAAAAGATTTTTTAGCTACCTCACGCTCGCTCATAACGATTCGTGCCTTTTCTTTTTCAACAGACAACCTTGTTAACTCATCTTGTGCAGTTACAATTTGTTCCGCATCTTGAGACTCAATGGCAAGCTTTAACTTAGATTTAGCTTGAGCACGTTGAGCATCAACTCTTGCGTCAAATTCTTTAATGTAATTTGTATCTACATCCATATACTTAGATTCAGCATCTGAGTATTTTTTCTGTAAACCTTTAGCATATTCTAAAGCAGCTTGTTCTCTTCTTTCTGCTTCACGTATTTTATAAGTTAATTTATCAATACGTTTTTTTACGCTTTCTGTATGTTGTTCTAGATTATCAACTTGTTTTTTTTCTCCTGCTTTAACTTCAACTTTAGGTTGATCCTCTATCTCTTCAATGTCAATTTTATCTTTTTCAGATTTATTGTCATGATTTGTATATCCTAAATCAACTTCCCCAACATTTAAGCTCGGTGCTTTTTTAGGTTCTTCTGCGTCTTTTAATTCAACCAAAGTTTCCTTAGCATCATCTAGATCTAATTCTACATCTGGTTGTTTTTTTACTTGTTCATCCATGTTGTCCTCCTATTAGTACATGTGCAAAATATCAGAGGGGTTATCTATCTTAGCAATGATTTCATCATCATTAAGAATTCTAACTTCTCCTCCTTCTATTTTGAATCGGCTACCTGCATATCTTCCAAAGATTATCCACTCACCTTCTTTGCACCAAGGTCCTAATGGAAATTTATTTTTATCTCTAAAACAAAGATTTCCCATTTTAAGAACGTAGGCACAAACAGTTGTCATTTGAATTGTGTCTTTAGAATTATCAGATAGAATAAGTCCACCCTTAGTTTGAGCTGGCCCAGCATAAGGCAAGACTAAAAGTCTCCAGCCTGTTGGCTGAGGCATTCTATCTAAAGTAGATTTATCTATTGAGTTTGGGTTGAGCACTTTCTCAACCACTTCTTTTTCTTGGTAAACGTCTTTTAAACCTTCGTGTATAGAAGGTATATCAGTTGTTACTGTCGTCGTCATCTTCACTATTCTCCCGTTTCAGCAGGTCATTAAGATCCTGAAGCAGAGTTTCTAAAGCTCTGAGTTGCCCCCTAGCATAGTGAAGTTTATCAAGTGTGTCTATACCATAGCAAAGATCATCCTTTATTAAAGTCAGACGCTTGTTTATTAGTTTTTTAATATCTTGGACTGTATCAATACTTAGCATTTTTTTAATATACGTATAATATTATATTGTTCATTGTTGTCAAATTCTTTTCCTAAACCTATTTTATGAGCATGTTCTTTAGCAATATCTGATTTAATAAAGATCTCTGTTATATCTTCTCCCCATTTTTCTATTGAATAGTTTATATAATTATTTCTTCTAATAACTTCTTCTTCGGATGTTTCTTGCCCATCCCAAGTGCTTTTACCTTGAAAGTGTAAAATAAAAGAATGCATAGCTAACATTGTTTTATGTCCTTTAACTGCGGCTCTAATTCTATAATCCATATCTTCTCCACCCAAACAAAACTTCTCATCAAAAAAACCTACGTCTGAATGTATCTGATAGGGAATTCTTGCTAGATAAAATTGCATAAATATTTTTTCTTGTATTTTATTAAATGGATTATTATTTTGATGAAAATCTGTAATAGCTTCTAAATATTGTTCTTTGCCTACATATTCTTCATAGTACATATTAACTTTTGTACTAAAGTCTTTGCTCCTATATAAAAAATTAATATTAGAAGAAGGTATTAAAATTAAATCATCTCTTTGTTTTAAAGGTTCAAACCATCCTTTAGTAAAAACAACATCATTTGTAATGACAACGAAATGCATTTTCTTTTCTTTAGCTATTTTTAAACCTTGATTAAAATTAGCTGACCAATTTAAAGGTGTTTCATTATTAATATAAAGGCTAATAGGATATTCTTCTTTAAATGCATTTGTTTTATCATTATTAATAAATACAAATAGATCTTCTGGCTCTAATTTAGTATGTTTAAAAAAACTATCTAACGCTAATTTAGAATAATTTTCTGTGCATTTAGAACTTACAAAACAAAATAAATGATTCATAGAAGGCCCGTGGTCCGTGGTGCGTGGTTGTTGTAGCTAGTCTTTTTTGGCAAGAACAGTTAGTCCGTTATTATTTAAACACGTTTCACGGAGCATCCAATCACGATTCTTATCTAAAAATTCTTCAATAGCTTTATTTAATTCAGCTCCGAATATTACGGTGTCATGTAATATAATAAATTTTTTAACTTTATTAGAATGTTTTTTTAATTCTTTAGAACACTGATCATAAGTATGATTTGTGTCTATAAATAATAAATCAGTTGGTTCAATTTCAAATAGATCTGCAATAACATTTACTTGAGTGAATGAAAATTCTTTTTTTAATTTATCTGCTTCTGCTTGATGAACTTGTGTTGCACAATAAGAAACATCATAACATCGAATTGTCTTTGCATTAGAAGCTACCCACGCCCAAGTACTCACGGCTGAACGAACACCAAACTCTGTTACATGTTCACAAAGATCTGCATATCTTTTTAATGTAGGAATGTGTTCATTAATATCTGAAACTTCTTCACATGCATTTTTATATTTTGATTCTAACATATCTATAATTTTAACCATCTGTCGTTTTCTAATGTCCATCTTACCACTTGGTTAATCCTCTCTTCAATAGACACAGCAGGTTCCCACCCTAGTTGTTTCATTAAACCTCCATCTAAAGCATATCTTAAATCATGTCCAGGTCTACTAGTATGAAAATCAACCATTTCATATTTTAATTCTTTATTTTGTGCCCTTGCAATTTTTTGTGCTAATTCTAAATTATTCCATTCTACAGGACCTACTAAATTAAATTTAGGACATTTTGCATGACCATAGTCTTTACCTAATTTAGAAATTTTATTTTGATTTAATAATAAAAATAAACAACCATCTGCTACATCATTTGCATGTATGTAATGTCTACTGCCTGGAATTTTTTTTGTTTCATCACTATGAATTGTAACAATTTCTTCTTTACTAATTTTTTTTATAGTCATGGGTATAAATTTTTCTGGGTGTTGTCTTTCGCCAAAGACATTCATTGTATGGGTTATATAGATTGGCATCTTATAACTATTTTCAAAAGCAACTGCTAACTCTTCTCCTCCAGCTTTGGTTGCACTGTAAGGATTTGTAGAATTGTATCGATCTCTTTCTTTATATTTAATATTATTAGGTGCAGGTCCAAATACTTCGTCTGTACTAAAATAAATAAATCTTTCTAAATTTTTTTGTTTACGACCAAAATTTAAAATATTACAAGTTGCTACAACATTATCTAATACAAATGTCATTGGATCTTCTATAGATCTATCTACGTGTGAAGAAGCAGCCATATGTATAATATAATCAAAGTCTCCTAAATCAGCGGTAAGCATTTGATTTATTTCGGCTCTTAAATCATGATAAACTATGCGTAATCTTTTTTGAGTTGATTTATCAAATACAGTCATCATGTCTGCTATACGATTTAAATTTCCAGAATAGTCTAATCTATCTAAAGATACTATTTCCCAATCTGTATTTATTAATAAATATCTAATGGTATGGTGAGCAATAAAACCAGCTCCTCCTGTAATTAAAATTCTTTTAGGCATATTAAAATGTTTTTTCTATTTTTAATAATGTTATATTATCTATATAGGGAGTATTTACATTATTGCAGGAATAAAGCAATAACAAAACAAACAGGTACTTCATTGTTAATTATTAACAATTCCACTTTCTAAGTGATTTATTAATTCTTGAATTAGGGTCTCTTGCTGTTTTTGCTGATGTTAGTTTACTTTTCATACCAGACATTCTTGCACAAAAAGACTTTCTTCTATTAGCTGATTTAGATCCTGGTTTTAATTTAGAAGGTTTAGTAGTAACTGCCATAGATAACTTAGAACCTGGATTAGCTCTTCTATAAGAGGCTATTCCTTTTTTATTTAATCCACCAGATTTAGATTTACCTTCTTTACGTTGCCAAGCTGGAGTCATACCTCCAGAGGCTAACATAGCCTTACCTTGTCCTCTTAAAGCTATATCACCCATTTTCTTGTTCCTTAGGCTGTGGTTTATTAGCCATCGTTCGTGCTACTGATTCCGCACTGCGGCCTACGACATACCCCCCGAGCCCAATTTGCAAAAGGGTCCAAACATCACCTGGAAGAGTTATAGTTATAGAAGCTTTAAAGAAAAACAGAAGTACTGGTCCTAATACATAGTTCCATATTAATATAAATATTAATACGTACATTAATAAAGGTCTCCAACTAGATGCAAACCATCCAGCTTTAGCTTCTGCTTCTACGATTCTAGCAGCCGCCTGAAGTTCTTGTGTATTAGATTGTAGTAATTGTGTTTGTAATTCTGCTTTTAACTTTGCTTGTAAATCTTTATCTGGAACTGATTTCTCAATTGTATTAAAAAGTATTTTAGCTAATGGGGCAATTGCACTTAACATTGGTAACATAATTATAATTTTTTTAAGTTTTTATCTACCGGTGGTATTTGTGGCATAGGTCCTTTTAAAGGAGGTGGCCCAAATCTTTTACCTAGTGTTAATTGTTTAATCATATTTTATTTTGTTTTTCTCTAGCCAACTGAATTTTTTCTTTAGCAATATTTAATCTATCATTAGATTGTCTATCTTTAATTTCAAGTTCTTGTTGAGTCATTAAAGTATCAACTTTAAATTGAGAAGCATTTAAAGCATTGTCTGTAGAAATATTAGTTTGTTTAATTTGTAAATCCATAGCTCTAAGATCTAATTCTCTTTGTTTAAGAGCAACTAACGGATCTACTTTCTGTTCACCAGAAGCTTCCGCTTGTTGTAACTGCGAAGTAAGTTCAACAGTTCTTTGTGCAATCAATCCATTCATTTTAACTGTAAACATTTCTGGATTTGTTTTTGCTAACATTTTTTCTGCTGGACTTGCTGCTAATGCTTCTACAACTTCTTGTGAAGATTTTTGTGAAATATGTTCTGATATATGTCCTTGTAGTAATGCGTACACAGCAGGATTAATTTGTACCATTCTTGTTTTAATAAACAATGAGTGTGCTGCTATATGTGCATCGTGATCTTGTGTTGGAAATGCTTTAGGCATTTTCATTTGTAAGGCTTCCATATTCTCCATAGCTGGATCTTTTGGAAATTTAGGTTCTTCTGGTTTTAATAATTCTTCTATCTTCTGAGTTCCTAGTGCGGCGTACACTCTTCTGTAAGCTTCTCTAACATCATGTATCTCTGGTGCTGACATTGCAATCTTTAATGTCTCATTAGCAAGAGTTACTCTTTGTGCTAGTGAAGATATGTTTGGATCAGCAACTGGTATTACATCTACTCTATCATCAAAGTCTGTAAGTTTTACAAAACGATCTCCACCATATACTGCGTATGGATATACAGGAGGTAAATATGTTGCAAATACTTTACTTAATAATCTAAACTCTGTTCTCATAGAGTAATAACATCGTTTATGAATAGCCGACATTACTCTTGAGCCTCTTTCTAATAATGCAATAGTAGTTCCAACTGCTGCTTGTTGGTTACCATCGCCTACTTGTAAATCCGCTATAGCTGCAAATCTTTGTCCAGCTTCAACACAATAACCCATTAATTGATAAAGGACTGTACTTGGTTCTTTAAATGGAAGTAATTGGAACTGATCTCTAATGTTTCCTCCTGGTGCATCTACGTCTCTAAACTCACCTGGTTGAAAAGGTTGATCATCGTCTCTAATTCTTAAACCTCTTGCTTTAAATCCAGCAGGTAAGTTAGCTAATGTACCTGCATCTAATAATTGTCTTAGGGATTGAGTAGCAGATCTAGATAATCCACCAATCATATGTATTAAACCAAAACCATAAAATCCTAATCCTGGTAAAAATTTAAAATGTACGAAGTAATCTTTTCTAATTTTTAATTCATCCTTCTCATCCCAGTTTCTATAAATAGATAAAATTTTTTGTGAACCTTCATCAACAGTTACAATGTAAGGAATCTTAACATTTTTATTTTTATCATTAGATGTTTTTTCAAATTCCTCTAAATCTAAATCAACATGCATTTCTAAAATATTAAATTGGAAATCTATATTATTGCCTGAAGAACTAGTTCCTTCTAATTCGTCATACTTCTTTTGAATGTCACTTTGATTAGGATTTGTTTCTTGTAATTCTA